GCAAATATCCAGCAAACTTTAGGGGATATAAAAGACGATACAAAATGGCTAAGGCGTACAATAACCGGGGGGTTAATCACGAGTGGGATAGGCGGCTTTGTAGGGATAGTCATCTGGCTTGCGCAAACTTAGGAGGGAACGCCCGTGAAACGCATACCGACTTTTGAAATATTTATCACATTTTTATCTTATTCATTATCTTCAGCGTTATTTGTAAACGATGATTTATTTGAAACCGCCAAAGGGTTTGAATCGATGGGTAATGTCGGGGAAGAATGGCTGTTTGCTTTAATTTTTTTCATTGCCGCGACAGTTAAAGTAATTGGAATCTTATTCGATATAAAACCTTTGAGAGTGTTCGGATTGTTCCTATCATTCATTATCTATTTGTCAGTAGGAGTTTTGATGATTTTGGCAGGATCCATTTTTCTCCCGGTGATGCTAGGGGTAACTACATTTTCTTGTGCATTATCTGTTGTGGCAGATGTAAAACATACTAAATTATAGGAGGTTCGATTAATGAAACTAAATTGGAAAGTAAGATTTAAAAATAAGTTGTGGGTGATATCGTTCATCTCACAGCTTTTTATTTTGGCTGAAGTCTTATTAATTGGTGCACATGCTGCAGGACTAACAGATTTTCATATAACTGAAGAAATAAAGGGCTGGGTCTTTGCTGTTGTGAATGCCATCTTTGGTGTGTTGTCCACGTTAGGGAATGTTCAAGATCCGACCACAGAAGGATTGGAAGATAGCACAAGAGCCATGAATTATAACGAACCGAAATAAGCTGCCCAATCGGGTGGGCTTTTTAATTTGAATTAAAGGAGACGATGGAAAATGAACTTCAATAACCTTCCGCAATTAGTCGATATGAGAGGTAAATTAAAAACAAAAGGTACTTATTCAAAACGCACGAAAACAATCACTCACCGTGTATGGCATCATTCATTGACAAAAAAGGCTTTGGCTGGTTCTGATGCTGCAAGCTTTGCGGCATACCATGTAGGCACTTTGGGATGGCCTGGGATTGGGTATACATTTGTTATCGAACCTAAGAATATAATTAGTACTCCTAATGGAAAAAGGGCTAGGATTGTATATGCAAATGATATTAACCGCAGGACTTACCATGTAGGGAATAGCAATCAGTTCTCTCTCGGCATCTGTGTTGCAGGTGATTACCGATATGACAAGATGGATGAAGCTACAATCGCAAGTATTGCAGAACTCCATACTGCTCTTGTTAAAGATGGGATAGGGAAATATGACAAAGCACATAATGAAATGCCAGGATATAGCTGGAAAGCTTGCTGCGAGTATAACTACAGAGATGTATTTGATTGGAAAGGTTCAAAAACTCCTTCCAAACCAGCTCCTGCACCGGATGTTTACACTATCCAAGAAGGAGATACTTTATGGAGCATTGCACATAAGGATGGCTCTGGTGGCGTTCAAGTTGAAGATTTAATTAAAGCGAATCCCGGTATCGATCCAACTAAATTGAAAATAGGTCAGAAAATTAATTTCGGAAATGCAAAAGAGGTTGTTGCTCAACCTGAAAATATAAAAAAAACAGATGTGAAAGTGGACGTGACACCAAAACCTATTGTTCCTTACCCTGGGATCATATTAAAAGAAGGTGCAAAAGGGATGAAGGTGGTTGATGTTAAACGGGTCCAACGAGCTTCTGGAATGCCTGAAAAAGATGTTGATGGTAAGTATGGTCCAAAAACAACAAAAGCCGTAAAAGCTTATCAGAAGAGGCAAGGATTAAGCCAAGACGGTCGAGTTGGTCCTGACACTTGGAATCGCATGTTTTAAATGAATAATTAGAAAATGAATGGATAAAGTATAATTATGGTACTAACTCCACATGGTACCTCCTTAAAAAAGCCCTTCTCTTAGTGAGAGGGGCTTTTTTGTATTTAATCAAAATAAAGGCTTAACCTTCTTAACTAACTCTGTAATATCATTCTCTTCGTTATAAAAAACCTCATCTATTCTAAAATCATCACTGGCTGCGAACTTAATTTTAATCTGTTGAATCCATTCATATGCAGCAATGGCGGCCGTCCAGTCAGGATCTTTCTTAAAATCTGAATTCCTTACTGGGAAGCTTCCACTCTGTAAGAATTTCGTTCCTTTGGAATGTAAGTAAACCTTGATATTAATGTTCATACTAACACCTTCTAAGGATAATCAATGCAACTGTCCCTATTATACGGATTACATCTTTTCAGACGGTTTATTGTTTTGCGGATACCTTCTAATGGTCCGTATTTTTTCACAGCATCTATGGCATATTGTGAACATGTTGGATAATATCTACACTTAATACGTTTTGGTTTTATTGGCGAAATAAACTTTTGATAAAAACGGACGCCCAGGACTAATAACAAGGAGAAAAATTTATTCAATATCATGCGTTACCGTTTCCTTTTCAACTGCTTTAGATCCACATTTCTCGCAAACATTCAAATCCTTCACCTTTACTTTTTCTTTATTAGGAATAAACAAAGCTGGCAGACATCCACTGCAGCACATCATTCCTTTCCCAGCATTGCTTAAATCACTCCCTAAAGCCTCCATCTTTTCTGCTTTTACCATTTGTTCATCTTTCTTATCATAGAACCACACATTCCCGCAGCCTTTACAAGTACACTTTGTTTCACTAATTTTTTTACTCAATTTTATCCCCCTCAACATATTCGAATAGATCCTCAATAGTAACCTTTAAAAGCCTTGAAAGCTTAAAAGCATCTTCTATTGTTGGTCTGGTTTTACCCGTCGACCAATTACTCAGAGTGTTTGCTGAAACCCCCATATATCTCTGAATATACTCACGTTTATATGGAGATTGTTTTATTAAGTTACCAATCCTACTATTTATCATAATATCACCTAATTAAAATATTCCACAATTTCACTTGAATACCTTTCATAAATTTGCTTTTATAAAAATCCAATCAAAATTGTGATAGACAGGCATCATTTAGGCTATTGACCATATATTACAGTATACAACTTAGAGGAGAGTGGAATATATGGATCCGTTTACTTTTGGAATGGTCTTTACTGGCGTAACTGGTGGATCATTATTAGCCATTGCTTTATTGGATAAGGGTGGAGTGAAAATTAACGAGGATTTATTATTAATCGTTTTGGAAATAGCGAAGTACGGCAGCATCCTTTATTTGTTGAAGAAATTATCAATGTTATTCTTGTAAACACACTTGATTACACGATTTATTATGTTGATTGTGAATTATAGGCTGTAAACTTATTGCTGTGTTATTGTCTGGATTGTCTTGTTTTGTGTTTTGTATTAATGACAGATATGTTTCACATATCTCTTTTCTGTCTGTTCCATCCAGAAAAGATTGAATCTGAAAATAAGGGGTATATTTCATGAAATTTCATGATGATACTGAGAAAGCGTTCAAACCATTACAGGAATTCCTTGCTAATTGGAGCAATGAACCAGAGGATGTTGATGAAACTTTAGGTCAGTACATGTACATGTTTCACAATGAAGAAAAAACGTATTATAAGCACTTTGGAAATCGCCAATACTTCAATATAAATAATGATGGTACAACTGAGGGAGAATTAGAGGATTGGAGGAATTGGAATGATTGAATGGTTAGCAATACCGGCTATTGCTTTAGGTGCTGCCCTTATCCCTGGTAAGAAGATGACAGATGAAAAGAAAATCCAACAAATATTCGAAAACAGAAAAGTCGGTATCAACCAAGGAGAAAACTTCCTGCACCCTATTTTAATCCGCAAATATAACCACAGCACTTACACTACTTATATTTACTCCTTGCCATTAGGCGTACCTTCAGAAGCTTTTGAAACCTTTATACCTGTATTAAAAGATGGATTAAATAAAGATGTTGAAATCGAGTTTGATGATGTGTTAAAAATCAATGTGTTTGAACAAGGGTTGCCGAGTAGTTGGAATTATGACGATACCCTATTACAGGCTGATACATGGGAAATCCCAGTCGGAAAGAATCACAAAGGTATTCTTTATCACGATTTTGAAAAGTACCCTCACATGCTTGTAGGTGGAGTTACCAGGTTCGGGAAAACTGTTTTAATCAAAGAGACTTTTTATACTTTGCTTATGAACCAGATTAAAGATGTTGAGTTTTACTTCCTGGATTTGAAAGGCGGTTTAGAGTTCGGTAAATATGAGGGTTTGCCACAAGTGAAGGCCGTTGCCAGTGATGTATTCGAAGCAGCAGAAGTTTTGTCCGATATTGTGGATGACTTAAAGAAACGCGAAAAAATGTTTCGGGCAAAGGGATACACAAACATAGTAGATACTCCTATAAAGAAACGAACCTTTGTGATAGTGGATGAAGGGGCCGAGTTATCCCCTAATATCATTGCTGGTGAGGGTAAGAAGTACGCGAAGTTCTGTCAGGCTGCCTTATCTGAGATATCGCGAATTGGTGGAGGTTTAGGTCTGAGGTTGATCTACTGCACCCAATATCCAACTAAAGAAGCTGTCCCGATGCAGGTGAAAATGAACATCGTGGCAAGGATCTCTTTCATTGCAGCTGCGCAAATTGCCAGCATGGTTATTTTAGATGAAAAGGGAGCAGAGGATTTGCCGAGTACACCAGGTCGAGCTATTTACAAAATCGAAAAGAAGAGAGTCGTTCAAGTACCGTACATTGATGACAAATACATGATGGAAAAAATGGAGGAAAGAGAAAATGAAATCATTCACGCAACAGCGAATAGAAAACCTGTTAACGACAATAGACCAGCTGAGTATGACGAAAATACGCCACCTGCAGCAAATACATGATTTAAAGAGCTACAGCAATGCTTGCCGGGTGATTAAACAACTAGGACCGTATATCCATGAAACCATGTTCAATAAGGAAAAGGTAATTTACCTTAATAAAGAGGGTCGTGAATTGATTGGATCTAAAAAAGAAGTGAAAAAGAACATGTTAATTGAGCATACACTTTTATGTAACGAAGCTTATTTACATTTTAACTGTCCCCTGGATTGGAAAACGGAATATGTAATAGAGACAAAAGAAACAGTCTCTTCAACGTTTGGAATACAATTCAAAGGTCTAGCCTTATCTAATAAGAAAAAAGTTGTCAGTGATGCTTCATTTAGCCGTAATGGGTATCTTAATTTAATTGAAGTCGATAACATTAGAGGAATGGCTGATAACAAAAGCAAAATTGAATCATATGTCGATGTGTTTCCAGAAGTGAAGGATAGACTTGGATTGATTCCAGCACTTTATGTATTTACCTCAACGGAAGATAGGAAACGTAAATTCGAAGGGTGGATGAAACAGCATAATTTAAGGGGAGAGGTGAAAACATTCAATGAAATCAAGTGATTAGTTTACCTGTGTTATTATTAACTTTGCCTGCCCAAAGTTCATAATAGAACAGGAATAAAGTACACACTATTTTAGCGTGTACTTTATTTTTAATGGCTTATCTTTTCCTTTTTCTTTAAACAAGATAATGGTATCGAATACGGCAGAAAGTAGATCCTTTTTATCATCATCATCAGCCATTTCGAATTGTTGTTTTATATCCTTCATGAATCTGATTTTATTATATTTTTCTTCTGGTGTTTCTAATACTACAACCGTATTATTTAAAATTTCTTGAAGCTCATTTTCTTTTTCGTTCAACTTATTTATCCGGGCAAAAAGATCATCCTTTGGAATCGGGTTGTCTTCATCCGTGAAAAGATCGTACCATTTTTCCTTTTGGCTTTTTATCTTTTCTAATTGTTTAGTTAGATCATCAAAATTCACATCAGGTTGAATAGTCTGTTGGTTTATTTTCTTTATAAAGTAATCCCTCTCTGAAACTAATTTATCTAATTCGGTTATGACTTCATCGAGTATTTTCTTTTCAGGAATAGACCGGTGGCACTTTGAACATCTATAGTACATCTTCTTGTCTCGATTATCGAAATTAGCAGCTACCGGATGTTCTTTACAAAAACCACATTTGGCTAACCCTGTTAAAATGTTTCTCCCGTGTCTTGAGGATCTAACTGATTTAGTACCTAATAAATTGCTTACCTTCTTAAAAAGCACCTCTGAGACAATAGGAGTGTGATTGTTCTCCCTAACCTTTATTCCCCACCGATAAGTACCAATATACATATCGTTTGCGAGAATGTCCCGAATAGAGTTGGCGTTCCATAGTTGAGCAATACGCGGTTTTGCACCCAGCTTGTTTAATTTTTTAGCAATTGTATGATATCCGATTCCGTCTGCATACCATTGGAATATCATGTTCACAATTTTCGCTTCTTCTTCTATTACTTTACAATTAAAATCTTTATCAAAATGATATCCGAATGCTGAATGGCCGCCTGGTTTCTTACCTTCATCAATCATTTGTTCAATACCAAATTTAACACGTTCAGCTAGGTTCTCACGTTCCCACTGTGCAAGTGCAGCGACAAGGGTGATGAATAACCTTCCCATTGCCGTGGAAGTATCATACACCTCTGTAGCCGATCTAAAGGCTACATTGTGATTGTCGAAAATTTGTAACAATGAGTAAAGGTCCAGTACTGAACGTGTAAGCCGGTCTAACCGATACACTAACACTATATCTATTTTTCCTTGCTCAACATCTTGAAGCATCCTATTCATTTGAGGGCGGTTTATATCTTTAGCAGAAACGCCTTCTTCTATATATTCCTCGTAATTCCCCCAGCCTTGGCTTAATACAAAGGCTTTTAATCGTTCACGTTGAGCAGGGATGGAAAATCCTTCTTTGGCTTGTTCGTTCGAGGAGACTCGAACATATATAGCGACATTCATGATGGTACTCCTTTCGATAAACCAAAATAC